AGGACACGCCGTCATCTGCACATTGTGATGTCGGATGGAACGGTGGCGTCGCTAACGTTGTTTCGGCGTGAAAAAGTGACGGCGTGGTCACGTCAAGTGACGGATGGAACATTCCTTTCGGTCGCTTTGGTGGACATCAATGCATACGTGATGGTGAAACGAAACGGATCGTACATGATCGAAATTTTTGATGATGATTACAACGTTGATTCAGGCATCAAAGACACGGATGTGACGCCCAAAACGACTTGGTCGGGTCTTGACCATTTGGAAGGCCAAACGGTCAAAGTGGTTGCCGATGGTGCGCCCCTTGGTGAATACACGGTGTCATCTGGCGCTGTCACGTTGACCCAGGCCGCGTCCGCGGTCGAAATTGGGTTGGGTTACGCGCACATCATTGAACCACTGCCCCCCACCGTGGCTGCTGCCACTGTGGGAACCCAAGGCAGTCATGTGCGCCCGATCTCATTTACCTTTCGTGTGCGCGACACTGTGGCCTTGCGCCTGGATGTGGGCAACGGTTTGCAAGACGTGCCTTTCAAACGTTTTGGTCAAGGTGTTTTGGACCAGGCAACAGCACCGTTTACCGGTGACAAAACGGTCCGTGCCTTTGGTTGGCGGCAAGGGGGAGTGGCTCCCTTATGGCGGATTGAACAAGACACCCCGTTGCCCTTCACCCTTTTGTCCGTGGCCAGTGAAATCAGCGCCAATGGCTGAGCCCCACATCACGCGCATTCACATATTTTCATAAGGAGAAATCACATGGGTGGGACAGAAGCCCTCATTATCGCCAGTGCCGTCAATGGTTACATGCAGTCTTCACAGCAAGCCAAACAGGCCAAAAGAACGGCTACACGTCAATATCAGGAACAAGCTGCCGCAATCGAGCGACAAAAAAAAGCCGATACAAAAGCGCGCTTGAGCGCGCTTGAGCAGGCCAGCGCCACACGACGCGCACAATTTGCGGCTGGAGGGATCAATTCCAAAGGCGGTTCTTCCGCAGCCGTTTTGGAAGGTATGGCGGACAAAACCAAGGAACAGCTTGAGGATCAAGCGCAGTACTACGATGCTCAACTGAGATCAGCCCAGGGTTCTTTTGCCGATGCCCAGGCCGCGCAAATGCAAAAAAAGAATGCTGCTAAGATGGACCTGTTGCTGAGTGCCGGTAAAGTCGCCAGCATGTAATATATCAAAACAACTGTAGAAAAAATAACTTGGCTCTGTGAACTGCGTTCCACGGCCATCTGATCTATCCAAAACATTCCTTAGGAGCAATCCATGGCAACCCATATTCAAATTGGGGATGTGTCCCCACGTGTGCACTACACCGCCGATGGCGTGCAGACGCAATTTACCTACCCGTTTCCAATTTTTGAAGATGCCGATCTGGAAGTTTATCTGGATACGGTCGCACAGAGTGTTGGCTTTACGATTGCGGGTGCCGGTGACAGTGCGGGCGGCTCCGTTAGCTTTGATACGGCACCGCTTAGCACGACCACAGTAACCTTGGCGCGCCGATTGGCGATCCAACGTACCAGTGACTTCCAAGAATCAGGTGAATTTCGTTCCAAAGTCATCAATGATGAACTGGATTATCTGACAGCATCCTTGCAACAGGTATCTGATGATCAGGCGCGTTCCGCACAAATGCCGATCACCTATGCGGCCAATGTGGATATGCAATTGCCAACGCCGCAAGCCAGCACAGCGCTTATGTGGAATGCCGCCGCCGATGGGTTTGCCAATGGCCCGACCGTTGATGAAGTGTCCAACGCACAAACTTACGCCACCAATGCATCAAATTCCGCCACGGCAGCGGCGACGTCGGCCACCAATTCGGCCAACAGTGCCACGGCATCTGCCAACTCTGCAACCGCCGCACAAACGGCGGCAGCCAGCAACATGTATGCCCGCAATGAAAGTAAATCGGCGGACTTTTCGGTGTTGGCAGTGGATGATGGTACACAGTTTTTGATCGACACCGCGGCAGGTGATATCACCGTGACATTGCCCGAAGGTTCAATAGCGACGGATGGATTTCGTATTGCTTTGGGCAAAATATCTGCGGACAACAATGTTGTGATTGTGAACCGCAGTGGCACGGATACCATCAACGGTTCGACCACGTGGCAATTTTCAATTCCGCATGGGCAATCAGTGATCACATTGGACACCACCCCATCCCCCGATACGTGGTTTGCCGCTGGTGTTGGGGTACCTTCACCTGTGGGTGTCGGTGATCTTCACGACAACGCCAAGCCTTATGATATTGCCTTTGTGGCTGGGTTTGACGACACCATGGTCGCCGAAAATATTGTGGTGCAGACTTATGGTGAATTGGTGATCCCACGCGCCATGACGGTGACTGGAGAAGCCGGATACATCGACACCGCGCCAACCGGGCAAGCCGCCATTGTTGATATCGAAAAAAATGGTGTGTCGATCTATTCCACCAAGCCGGAGTTTGCAGCCTCTTCAAACGCTCTCACGGCGGGTGTTCTCTCCACCACCGCGTTTACATCCAGTGATCGATTGAGCTTCAAGGTGACGCAGGTTGGTACTCCCACCGCAGGTCAATCCCTTCGCTTCACGCTCAAAAGTATCTTGGCCTAACCACAACATAATGAGGAGGTTGCAATGACCATGATTCTTGCCCCGCAAATGATCGGCTCGATGAAAGCTTATGGCATTTCCAATGCGGCTTTGTTTGATGGCTCCACGGGAAGCTTGTCCTTTATACCCTCTATCGCTGGTGATCTCCACAAGGGAACGATAGACCTTCACGTACAACTTGTTGAACCCGAAGGTTCCATTGAAGCGTGGTTCTCAGCCGTAAATGGCAGTTCTGGTTTTGTGTTGGCAAAAGGCATAGATAACAAAATCATTGTCCAATATTGGAACGGTGTATCATTTGATTTTCAGCTCATCACCACGGCTGTGTATAGAGACGTTACTGGCTTTCTCTCGATCACAGTTGGTTGGGATACAAACCAAGCGACGGCAGCAGACAGGTTGACCCTTGAAATCAACGGCGAAATGGTGACGGCGTTTGATACGTCAGATTACCCATCGCTGAACTATGAGATGCCGATCCACTCGACCTCCCATACCCACTATGTCAGCGCCAATGCGGGAGCTACTGTCAACGCGAGTCTAATTTCAAATTTCCATCTGATTTCCGGCACGAAATACAGCGCGAACGATTTCGGAAAAATCGACAGCACCACGGGCAACTGGGTGCCCAAGAAAGTTTCGGCCACTCTTGATTTGGGGCAGAACGGGTTTATTCATACATACGATGATGCTGATAATTTGGGTAAATCGGAACGTCAACCGAACGGAATACGGGTTGCCACGTTCAATTCTGCGGTAAAGGTCAACGGCGGCACACTGAAAAATGGCAACCGTACTTTAAAAACCAACGGCACCAGCACCGTACGCCCGCTCACGCTACGCAGTGCCACGATGTTGCAGTACGTTGAATTTAAGTGCGTCACATCCAGTCACATTGCTTGGGGTGTGAAAAAGATTGGCGCACGTACTGATCAAAATCCAAGTAGCCCACGGGTGGGCTTTTGGTATCTCTACAGCCAGTTTGGTACATTTTACTGGTATGCCGATGGTGTGGCCGGGTCGACATCGGCAGTTACGGTTCCGGCCATAAACGACATACTCCAAGTGGCCTATGATCCGGTGAACGGATATGTGTGGTGCGGTAACGATGATGTCTGGTTCGACGGAACTGGCGGAACCACAGGTAATCCAAGTGCCGGCACCAACCCAACATTCACAGGTGTTGGTGACGACTGTGAAGTTTTTCTGGGAACGTCCAACGCCACCGTTGAGTACGACACCAAGGTGGTGGAATCCGAGTGGATCTACACCGCCCCAACCGGCTTCAAGGCGCTTTCCACCAACAATCTGCCCAAAGTTTCTGACAGTGTGGGTAATCATTTTGTTACGAAGACCTGGGCGGGAAATAGTGTGGATGGCCGGGCCCTTGATACGGGCATGGATGGGTGTCATTTCGCGTGGGTTAAGAACAGGACTTATGCAACGCGGAATGTTGTTTCTGATTTTGTTCGTGAGGCCAATGCGACCATCTACACGGATATGACGAGTGCGCAAGAGGTTCCGATTTACGGCCATGCTGAGGTTAACGGCACGGGCACTGTCACACTGGAAACAGATGTGTCAGGGGATACTTGGGCGAATGGAACAGGATACGACTATGTGGGGTGGTTCGCCAACCTGCCCAATACCAAAATAAGTGGTTGGTCCGGTTCGCCGACCATTACACCATCCAAAGAAATTTACAACGACACACTCGGCATGAGCATCGTGACAGGTGTGTATCCCGGTGGTGGTGGCGTTCAGTCTTTTCCTCACAGTCTCGGAACGAAGCCAGGACTTATTCTGATCAAAGATTTGGATAGTGCTACTTCCTGGGGTGTCTATCACTCATCCTTGGGGGCTACTCAGTATCTTTGGTTAAACCTCACGAATGGTGCAGTTACTGGGGGTGCCACAACGCATTGGGCTGATACGGAACCAACCACTGAACTGGTGACGTTTGGGCCAAATTTCGTGAACCCCGGTTCGCGATTTGTCGCCTACATCTTTGCCCCGTCTGACTTCATCAAAATTGGTTCTTATATCGGAAATGGAAATGTGGATGGGCCATTCATCAATGAGATGGTTTCACCGGTTTGGTCTTTGCTCAAGGACAGTTCTGGAGCGGGCAACTGGTACATTTGGGACGACGAGCGTACGCCATTTAACCCCATGCGCGGTGTGCTGTTGGCAGATTTGCCGATAACAGAGAGCACGGCTGCATCATGGGATACATACGATACTGCCGTAGGTAAAAAAATCCGTAGTACGGCGGGTGGCGTCAATGTATCCAACAATAAGCATATCTACATGATGATCGGTGAACCATCCGTCAATGCCTTGTTGGATGGTGCGGATTATCAAACAGTTGGTACCGTGACGCAAGTCACCAGCACACCGACGAACGTGGCCGCGACATGGAACCCCATGGCCGTGGCCGGGCATGGCTCTGTGTATTCAAACGGCAACCGCACAAGTCAAAATTCTGGCGGGTATGACAGCCACGCCACCTTGCTTGTTGAGGATAAGGTTTATTTTGAAGTAACCGTAACCAGCGGCACCACCCTGCGCATCGGCATGGCATCGCTGCCTTTATACAATTATGATAGTTTAAACTGGACAAGCGCCACTGGTGCGGGCGGTGTCATTAACACTGGCGTGGTTTATGTCGATGGCGTGACCGGGGCAACCTACACATCGTTCACAACAGGTGACCGTGTGGGTGTTGCTTTTGACCCTGCCACCCGAAAGTTTTGGTATCGCGTCAACGGTGGTGCTTGGGTGAATAGCGGTGACCCTGCTGCCGGGACCGGCGCGGCCTGTACGTTGTCAACGGGCACCACGTTTGTGGTTACCAAGTATTCTGGCTCTAGTGTGACCACTGCTGCGTTTGCTGAGGCAGAATGGGTTGACGCTGCACCGGATGGCTTCAAAGCCCTCACCACCAACAACCTGCCCAAAGTTTCTGACAGTGTGGATAATCACTTCAAGACGGTTCTTTGGTCTGGAAACAGCACCAATGGTCGCGCACTCGACATCGGACTGAACGATTGTCATTTCGGTTGGGTCAAGGCACGTAGCCATGCTTATCAGCATTCAATAAGTGATGCATGCCGAGGCAATGGTAAGATCCTGCACTCACATGTGATAGATGCTGAAGAGGTATCATACGGTTCTTATGGTGGCGTCGCCTTTAACGGTAGCGGTGTGCCCACCCTTGAAAACGGCTCGGTTGGCGGAACCTGGGTGAACGGTTCTGGCGTTGATTACGTTGGCTGGTTCGCCAACCTCCCCAATACCAAAATAAGCGGTTGGTCCGGTTCACCGACCATCACACCGTCTAAGGAAATTTACAACGATACGCTTGGGATGAGCATCGTCACCTACATGGGCAACGGTGTGGCGGGGACGACCATTCCGCATAGTCTTGGGGTTAAACCGGGGATGGTGATGATTAAAACGCTTAGTATTGCTAATACCTGGGCAGTTGGGCACGACGCTGAAGGTTGGACTAAGGTTGGAAACCTGGACAATACCAACGCCTTTGTGCTGGTGTCTACCGTATGGAACGACACCGCTCCCACAGATCAACTTATTACACTTGGCACCAATGGTGCGGTTAATGCCAGTGGTGAAAAGTATGTCGCCTACATCTTTGCCCCGTCTGACTTCATCAAAATTGGTTCTTACACTGGCAATGGCTCAGCAGATGGACCCTTTGTCAATGAAATGATTTCACCGGTTTGGTACATGACAAAACGTACAGATGTGGGCGGTGCTGGTTATCAGTGGGCCATTAAAGATATTGTACGCGATCCATATAACCCCATGACGAACGAATTATGGGCAGATGATAATAGTGCCGAGGTCAGTGCGAGCACAACAGATGCTGTGGCCGTTGGTCTAAAGCTCCGTGGAACAAATACAAGAGTGAACGCCAGTGGCGGTACGTACATCTACATGATGATCGGCCAGCCACAAGGGCCGAAGGAAAATCCTGCACGATGAAAGTTGTTTGGCGTGAAGGCAAAGGCCCCCTAAGGGGTCTGACCCTCACAAGTTCCTAAGTTTTATTCCGCAGCAAAACTCAACTCTATTGAATAAGTCACCTTTGACACGGCGTGGGCTGGTCGAGCCGTTCATGCATGTCAAAACCCTTTTTAACTCAGTAAGGAAAGTACATTAGACCATGGATAATTACACTCAAACTGCTATCGCATCACCACGCATTCAATATACGGCCGATGGAGTTCAGACGGTCTTCACGTATCCGTTCCCCATATTTAAGGATACCGATATTGATGTTTACGAAGATGCCACACTCAAAACCATGACGACCGACTACACGGTTGTGGGTGCCGGGAACGTATCCGGTGGTACGATTACATTTGTGACGCCGCCAGCCAACGGTGTTGTGGTGACGTTACGACGGAACCTGACCATTCAACGCACCAGCGATTATCTTGTGCCCGATGATTTTCGGGCCAAGTTGATCAATTATGAACTGGATCATCACACGGCAGTGCTGCAACAGATCTCTGATGGTCAAGGTCAGTCGTTGCAATATACCACGGTCACGACTTTGACTGCGGGCACCCATAATATCGAGATCGCCAACAACCGCACTTATTACGTTTTGGATGTATCGGGCGGCGCCATTACCGTCAACCTGCCTGCTATCGGTGCAGACGAGGGCATATTATTCGGTTTTCAGCAATCGGGAACGGGTCATGCCGCCACCATCGTGCGCGACGGGACTGATCAGATCAACGGAGCCGCCGCAAACTATGTGTTGTCTGCCGACACAGAAGTTGTGGAATTCATCGCCGACGACAACACACCCGACAATTGGATCGCCAATGTGCAATCGCAAACCTTGGCGGGCGATGGGTTGTCAAAATCGGGTTCGACCATGTCGCTTGACCGAACGGTGGCGGGTGTCTGGTCAGGTTCGCAACGTTCACCATTTGTGGTTGATAATGACGGTTCATTTGATTGCAACTTAGGTCATCATTTTAAATGTACCCCTACAGGTGCAATCACGCTTCAATTTACAAATGAAGCTGATGGTCAATCTGGAATCATTCGCTTAGATAACTCAGGCGGTTATGTCGTGACCCTTGGGGCCGAGTGTGAAGCCGATGCTGATTGTGAAACCAATCTATCTACGGCTGGGGTTTACCTTGTTGGATACATCACGGATGGCACCACGGTTTCGTTGAGTTACTCAGGAGGGCTTGTGTAATGTCCCCATTCTTTAATCCAATAGTGATGAATTCTCTTCGGGAAAACATCACGGGTGCCGAACTAAGCATCACCACAAGTGTGAACGATTATGATGTATTCGTTGCATTGGGCTCGCCAATTGATCCTGTTTCTGTTGAGGTGATCATTGATGCAGGTGTGATTGTTGGATCGACGTCTACAGCAACGCCTGCGTTTACAAGTGGCGCGCTTCCTACCGGATCAACTTTGAAAATTGTTAACAAAGGCCGCATTCAGGGTAAGGGCGGTAAGGCGGTGTATAATGCCGCAGGTGGTGCGGGTGGTGAGGCCTTAAATGTTATCATCCCAACGACTATTGATAATAGCTCAGGTGAAATTTGGGGTGGTGCTGGTGCTGGTGGATCATGTTTTTATGGCATGACTTCTATGATTGGCGGCGCAGGAGCTGGTACAGAAATTGGTGATTACGTGGGCGGCGCTTCACCAGCCACAACACAACCCACAGTGGCTACCGCAATAGCAGGGGGAAAAGGATCTTTTTTTGATAACGTGCATGATTCTTTTGGTGGTGATGGAGGTGACCCAGGCCAACCCGGTACTACTTCTGTGGCAACATGGGTTCCGGCCAGTGAACACAACGTAGGTGGTGCTGCTGGTAATGCAATCAACAAAAATGGCAATACGCTTACATGGCTTGGTGGGAATACGTCGCCAAATGTTAAAGGTGCAATTGTATGATACCTGGTTTCACTGGTTTGGATGCTGTTTAAGCGCACTGACATTTGGATGTTACGCGGTAGTGTATGCGACCCGCATAACCCGATTGTTGCGTGTCTTGATCCGGATAGTTCCGCTGCCGAAAGTAATTTAACTGTTTCTGAAATGGATTTCACAGCTGTTGGAATAAAACATCGTGAAAATGACCCTCAGACAAACGCCAGTGGCGGTAAGTACGTCTACGTGATGATCGGCCAACCACAAGGGCCGAAGGAAAATACGGCGCGCTGATGCTGTAAACCCATAAGAAAGGAGATCGCCCATGACGTTCCCGGGTTTGTGAGGGGGGTATATGGAAGAACACCAATCCCCCCCCGATGCCGCTTTGGCGTTCGCTGAATTTGTCGCAACCTGGAACAAGGACCAAAACCTCACCACCCCTGGCCACCACAAAACCATATCCGCATGGTTGGAAAGCAGTTGGCAGGACAAAGATCGTGAACTGCTTTTGATGGCGTTTCGCAATTCTGGGAAGTCGACTTTGGTCGGCCTTTTTTGTGCCTGGCTTTTGGCGTGCAATCCCAGTTTGCGCATTATGGTGTTGGCGGCTGATTTGGCATTGGCGCGAAAAATGACGCGCAATGTCAAACGCGTCATCGAACGCCATCCGGCGTGCGCAGGGCTAAAACCCAAAAGCCGCGACCAGTGGGCGTCGGATCAATTCACGGTCAATCGTGACAGTGAATTGCGTGACCCGTCGATGTTGGCCAAGGGCATTGTGGCCAACATCACCGGATCACGCGCCGACGTGGTGATTTGTGATGATGTGGAAGTCCCCAACACATCCGATACCGTGCAAAAACGCGAAGACCTGCGCGAACGCCTGGATGAAATCGACTATGTCTTGGTGCCGGGTGGGTTGCAGCTTTATGTCGGTACACCGCACACGTTTTATACCATTTATGCCAAAGTTCCGCGCCGTGATGCGGGTGAGGACAGACCATACTTGGCAGACTTCAAGCGATTGGAAATTCCGATCTATGACAAACGCGGGCGTTCCGTGTGGCCGGTGCGGTTTCCCAAACAGAAAATAGAATCCATTCGGCGGCGCACCGGGCCGAATAAGTTTCGATCCCAGATGCTGCTTGAAGCCGTGGACATTGCCGAAGGTCGTTTGGATGCGGACTTGTTGGTGTCTTATGACGAAGAATTGAGCTATGCCGAAATGAACGGTGAGGCGGTGTTGAGTTTGGGCGAACGGCGCTTGGTGTCCGCCAGCGCGTGGTGGGATCCCAGCTTTGGCGCGCCAGAACGCGGTGATGCATCCGTTTTGGCATGTGTCTACACGTCCGAAGATGGGCGGTACTGGTTGCACCGGGTGGCGTACATGACCCATGACCCGGCTTTGGTCGATGAGGTGTCCGAAGCCCAACAATTGTGCCGCCAAGCGGTGGCGTTTGTGCGTGATCTTCATCTGCCGTCTTTGACCCTGGAAAGCAATGGTATTGGTAAATTTCTGCCGGGATTGTTACGGCGGGAAATGGATACGCAAGGCGTGGTGTGCGCGGTGTTGGAAAAATATTCCAACGTGGCTAAGGATCGCCGCATCCTGGAAGCATTTGATGCGCCACTTTCGGCGGGGCGTATCCATGTGCATGAAAGTGTACAGGCAACACCGTTTATCACCGAAATGCGGGAATGGCGCCCCTCAATGAACAGGGCATCGAAGGCACACGACGATGGCTTGGATGCTGTGGCGGGGTGTTTGTTGGCCGAACCGGTGCGACTTCCACGTAACCCCAATGCGCACCCACCGATGACCCGCCCCGGTTGGTCCGGTGGTGGTGGGGCATTTACCGCCAAAACCAACTTTGATCTTTGAACACGATCAGAGTGCCCTTTCAGCCCCCGCAATTGCGGGGGCTTTTTGTTTGCAGATAGAAATATAAAGGAGACCCACATGCAAACCGCACCGGGCTTTGATCTCATATGGTGGATCACGGCCGTTGAATTGCCCGCGTTGGCAGGATTGTTTTGGATCGGTTGGCGCAATTATCGCGTCGCCCAAGATGAAATTGATGAAGTGCGCCACGCTGCAGAGGTTGGGCTTGCGCATCTGCGTGAAAACCTGGACGCCTACAAATTGGATGTGGCGAAAAGTTATGCCTCCATTTCGTATCTGCGCGATGTGGAAGAACGCCTGACGGGGCACCTGATCCGTATAGAAGAAAAACTCGACATCACCC